GGTTCAACTCTAAAGGTATTTTCTTTTGTCTTGTCTTCTACAACAATAAGATTGAATGCTTTATTTATTGAAGTAATAAAGTCAATTTGTTTTATTTCATCAGGGGGAAATTCCTGCTTGTAATCTACATTACCAAGAATAAATCTTGGACCATCAAGTATTTCCATACCGAATTGTGTAAAAATTGCTGTTCCAATTCCCTGGTCAATATCTAAATCCCAAGAATAATCATACAAACTTGAAAGATATACTGTAAAAACTCTACCTGCTTGAAAAGAAAAACCAGCACCAAGTGTTGAATAAGTATTGATACTTGGGTATGCGAATATTGTTGAACCAGATAGACCATTTGGACCTGTCACAATTTCATTTAGGTTAATTCTGTAAAGAGCATCTAAATTTATACTATCCCTATACTGCTCACTGTTGAAACCTTTAGCAGTAAATTTAATCCTGTAGAAACCATCGCTTTCAACTCTAAAAGTATAGTTACTAAATTGGTGAGCATTTATATTATTACAAGTTTCTGGTAATTGTTCTACCCTATAAAGGTTTTGAGTTACACCTGTAAATGGTGCTCCTTGCCAAGTGACAGCCGATAGATTAATTTGTGTACCCCCCGATTGGTTGTCGTTATCAAAAGCGAAACAGGGTTTAACGGCTTGTGAAAGATACAAACTATCTTTATTAAATGTTAAGGGTAAAAAGAACCTTTCAAAATATGCGGTATTAAAAAAATCACTATTAATATCAAAACCAGCCTCATAGAAAATTTGTTCATACATCCATTTAATTTGGATTGCTGGCTTTAGGTAGTAATATCTTAAGGGTGTACTGATACTGTCAAAATAACCAGGTTCAATTCCGTTTCTATAATCAATAATGGGGGTTGAACTTGTTTGAACATTTCCGTTGTCATCATATTCATATCCGTATTGGGCTAATAAGAAATAGACCCTACCATCATTATATGGTTCAGTTCCACCACTAAAGTCAGTATCATATAAACTGTCTAATATTACTTGTTCATTGTAGGGGTGTGCCAAATCACTATAGTTCAAATCAAACAAAAACTTATCCCCAATGTTTGTAATTGCTTTACCGACATTAGCATAGAAAGTGATGTTGTAAACTATCTTTCTTTTTTGTGTGGTTACACTATTAAGCCTTATGTATCCCTGAAAAATCTCTTGTCCCTGAAACACCAAAGTAGCGTCAATAGCCCTTCTAACATCATAGTCAAGATTGACACTATTTAAGTCATAAAAATGGTTAAAGATTTGGTTATTTTTCTTTGAACCTGGTACAGAAAAACTCTGTGAAAAATTAGAATTTTTCTTTGTTATATCCTGTATCTCTGCGAATGAATAATTGAAATTAATACCTTCATCCCCATACAGGTCTACAAAATCTATTGTTCCGTCTAATATTACTCTTAATTGAAGCATTACAAATTGGTTCTATACATTTGGAAAGGATTATATTCAAAGTTGAAAGTGTATTGAAATACTTTACCATACCTACCAGTAAACTCTTCAAATGAATTGTCTAAAATATTAATAGGAATTAAGTAAGGTTGATACGGTATTGATACATCATAATTGAAACTATAGTCCTTAATAATATAAACTCTTGTTGAATTAAAAATCTCTTCTATAATGGGGGTTTCATTAGGGTCTACCCAATTCGTTTGAGCCGTAACTGTTTCAATTAAATCATTGTCATATATTACTTTTCTTTGGGTGTTATCAAATGGATTGAATATAGAGTTATTTCTAATACCCCCTTGTGAATATGTATCTTTTTTCTGGTTCAGTTTTCTAACATTTTTTCTGTCAAAAGTATATGTATCCCAACTACCACTTCTTGTAAGGTAAAAGAAATGTATAGGGTCACTCAAACAATTAGCAGGTAATATTTTGTATCTTACAATCTCACCAACACCACTACCAGTTATTGAAAGTTCGTCTCCTGTTCCATAAGGGTTCACAAAAATGTCTGTAAAATCTTCAGCGTAAAGTGATTGAATATCCTTGAATAGGGGGTGTAAATTCCAATAACCAATTCTTGTTTTAGGGTCTTGGTAAACTGAAGTATCCAATGGTGTAACCCCTGAACTTGTAGGTAAATAACTAACATCTAAAAATTGTTGATTTGGTATTCTAAAAGATACAGTAACCCCCGATATTGGATTATTGTAAAGTTGGTTTTGACCTATGATATTTGAAACTAATAATGGACAATCAGGGTGATACCATCTATACCTTGTTTCCGCACTGAAAAACTCTTGTGTTACAGCATCGTTCAAAACCGATTGTTCTATTTCAGGTCCAAAGGGTTGTAAAAATCTACCAGGTGTATAACTATTTAACTGTGAATATGGTAATAATTTGAATTGATATGCTTCCCAATATTGGTGGTTATCTAAACCATTAGGGTTTGTTGACTGTGATGAAAGTGTTTGGTAATAATTCCAATTTTTATTAACATCCTGAACGCCAGGCCAAATAGTAATATCTGTTGGTTGATAAATGCTCGCTGCGTTATTTGGGTATACTGTTGAAAGTAATGTCCAACCTGTGTTGTCAACATTCCATCTCCAAACAAATTGAACCCCACTATATTTTTCAGTGACTACAAAGTAATCACCTGTGGATGGGGATACGGATGCTAAGTATGAACCACTTGTACCTGTTGTTGAACCTGATTGTATTAATGTTCCACCTGACTGCGTGTGTGTAAAAGTAACCCCCTGTGTAATACCACTTGAATAGTTCCTTGCGTTTGAACCAGCGTTAGACCAGTTAATTGTATTTGGTGTTCCCGAATAAGTGGATGCTTGTGTTGAACCTGATGTAGAAAAAGTTGATGTGGGTAAAGAAGGGTTTGTGGGGATAGATAAAGTCGTTACACCTGATACACTATACTGCTCACCTACTAACACTCTGTAATCCAAAATATGGGGTTGTAATTCATAGTTTGAATTGGTATTAAATGCGTTGGAAAAACTAAAATTGTAGTTGTTGGCAATAAATCCTGTTGGTATTGTAACTGATGAATTAGTGCCCCCTGATATTACTTGGGGGTATTCACTTCTTGCGTTTCCAACTACCCAAGATTGTAGTATGGTTTCAATATTGATTATACCCCTACCACTTGTATTTGGTTGAACTTTTAGTCGGGCTAATTTTACTGCTGTAGATTGAAATGGGTTTACCCATACATCAAACACATACCTAAAATCTGTTTGTCCTGTTAGGGTTGAAGATGCGTTGTAAATATGATACGCATTTGAAGGGGTTAATCCTAAAGGTTGTTGATTAATCGTTATACTCATACTATGTCTTTTATCACTCTGCTTGTAATTATTTGTTGTAATATTTCAAAGTATTGGTCTCCAAATTGTTCTTCCATTTCTGGTATAATTTCTTCCAATGCGTTTGAATAAAAATATGATGGGGCTACCCCATATCTCCAAATATTATATCTGGCTCCAAACGCTCTACCCAATGCTTCTTTACCTGTGATACCTAATTTATCACTGAACCATTGAACTAAAGAACTAATGAACGGACTTGTTCCCCCACCACTTATGTAACCACTTGATGGATATTTTTTTGATGGGGATACACCATCGTTAACATACCTCCAATAGTTGTTCATATAAAGTTCAATACCCCATCCACTTTTTTCATCACCTACTACCTGAAATTCAATACTATCTCTTAATCCACCTGATGCGTTTTTGTTCCCTGTGTATTTTGGTTGACCTGGTCTATTCATACCAAAACCTGGTGAAAAGGGGTAATCCCCCTTATCCAATTCGGTTCTTAATTGGTTGGTGAACCTTTCACCCCACGCTTCTAATAAATCACGGGTAGGCATTAAGTCCAGGGATTATTGTAAGGTGCTATACAACGGTTTAATGGTTCGTCTACAATAACATTTAATTGTAAATTCCAACCTGCTAAAATATCATCAAATGCTTCACTGAAAGGTATTAAAGTTCCTGGTAATTGTATGTCATATTTACTTTGGAAATTACCCTGTGCGGTTGTTACTGAATACTTAAATTGAGCCAAAACATCACTTAATATCTGTGCCGTATCACTCATCACATCTACTTCATTGTCATAATTCTTGGCGTTTTGTATATCACAGACAATTACATTAAGGGCATAATTCACATAGTTTTCATATCGTGTAATTGTACCAGGTATAACATATAGTAATGGATACAGGGGGGCTGCCCAAGTAGTATTGTCGGTTTTATTTTGGTCTTGTGTTAGGTATATTAATTGTTTAATATCACCTGTACCAAATGAATTAATTTGAAGGTGGTTTCTTTCAATTTCCTTCAGGTCATCTATGATGTATTTTAGATTATAGTAATGAGCCATTTTTTAACTTCCTAATTTCTCTTTGTTTTTGTTTATCAAGGTCAATGGTATATGTGATGTAGTTAAGTGCGACTGTGAGCGGGATTTTTGAAACCTCCTCAAAGCGTAGGACATTCTCTTGAGATAGAAGGTAAAGCGCTGAATACCAACCCCAATGACTGCTGAAATTTTCTTGCGGACTGGCAGGGTCATCCACCTCTTTACCCTCGCCGAAAATGAGTGGGTATTTTTTTCCAATAAAACCTCTAAAGTCAAAAAAAAACGCATAGCCCCATTTAGATATTTTACTGGCAGATACTTAAATAATTCTGCCCTTGGCTCTACCTTACTTCCATCGTAGGGTTCAATCTTACCATCACTACCTATTTCCCTATACAAGAACGCCATTAAGGTGTGTAACTCGCTCATCCTTTTAGATGGGGGTTGTTGAAGGTAACTATCCAAATCAATAAACTCACCAAAAGTGATGTTTTTCAAGTCAATAAATCTATACTTTGTACCCTGAAACTCAAATTCATTGTAAAAATCGTTGGTTTGTTTCAATAAATAATCTGTTAGATATTCCCCCGCATCCTGTATTGAAGACCAAGACGCTTTCAATATATTTTCTCTATCTAAACCTGTCATTAAAGATATTACCAATATCAGGTATTCCTGTTCACTATCATACAGGTCTTTCAATAAGTTCAACTTATTCCAAAGGTTGATGGTAGGTTCACTTATTTTGTAATCCTTTCCGTTGTATTCAATTAGGATGCTGTCCATACTTAAAAATATTATTTTTGTTAGTTGTTAATTTATTAGTAGACATAATATGTCCCTTTTGTTTTTCTTTTCTTTAATGTATGATACGCAAGTGCTAAACTCATTACAGTATCATCGTGTGCTCCTTCAAGCGCTCCGTATTTCACCTTTCTTGTTTTCAGTGAATACTCGTAACTAAATGTTCCTAACTCCTGATACAAGGGGGCGTATACATCCCTGTTTGGTAATTGAATTAACCCCTCGTTTAGAGCATAAATTAAATCTTCAATAATCTCCTGTTTACTTGAATTGGTTGTTACAAACGCTTCTGTTTTATTAACCCTTTTTTTCAATTCTTCAAACAGAACATCACCGATACTATTAACCTCACAAATTACCTGAGCATCATACTCTACTAATTTGGAAACCAAATAATCCATAATCTCCTTCCAAGTTTTTTGTCTTTCCCGCCAAGCATAAACCACCTGTCCTGTATCATCAAAAATGGTAAGTGCGGTGTAGTCGTTTTGTCTACCAAAATCCACACCAGCGTAATACTTTTTACCTTTAATCGGTGGGGTGAAATAAGTTAGGACACAATACTTTTCAAGTCGTTTGAATACTTCACCACCACTATCAATAAATTCCCCCATTATTTCCTGTCTAAAAATTTCTTCAGGTAAGGTGTTTTGTGCTTCCCTTAATTCTTCAGCACTAATAAAGGGTGTATCAAAACTTGTTCCTTTAATCCACAGGTATTGGTTTTGGTCGGGGTCTTGACCCCTTAAGGCTAATGTGTATAAATAATTTTTACCTCGTGGTGTGGATATGAATAATACTTTTTTACCCCTTACTAAAATGGTTGGTTTCAATACCAAATTCCATACCTGGTCTTTGATAAATGCTGCCTCATCGACTATCAAATAATCCAATGTAAAACCCCTCATTGTATCAGCCCTTTCTGCTGACTTGAAATGTATTACTGAACCATTAACAAACTTTATTATTAGGTTTGTCTTATTGTATTCTGTGGTTAATCCTGTTTCCCCTATAGCCTTTAGTAAGTCAGTAAAAACTTTTCTTGCTTGTGAATATACTGGTGATACCCACATCAATATTTGGTTGGGGGTTGTTAGAGCCCATTTTAATAATAGGTTTTGTGCCAACATAGTTTTACCATATTGTCTACCACTTGTTAATATGATGTACTTGTGCTCAGGTTTTTCAATTTGTTTGATAACCTGACGCTGATGTTGATGGGGGGTAAAACCTTTTACAATCATATCTTCTTTTCTAACTTCCATTTGTATCCACCCCTACTTTCAAACTTTGTTCTATTGTAGGTTCTCATTATATCACCACTTTCAACACCAGTCGCTTTGGATGCTTCATCTCTATTCTTGTAACAAGCAATCAGGTTATCATCCAAGTCATACTGGCATACCAACCAATCTTCAAGTTCTTCACCATTTAATCTTTTCTTTGAGAACTCTGCGTATTTCTCATTTAACTCAAACCCTATGTAATTTCTATCATTACACCCCAATCCAGTAGTTCCTATTCCACTAAAAACATCCAAGATGGTATCACCTTCATCTGTTAGTAAATTGATGAAATAGGTGGGTAAATCTTTATGATATGGTGCAGGGTGTCTAATAGTATTATCCCTCGCTAATCCTGCAGTTGGGAATCTAAATACATTATCAGGTCTAATACCATTTGTAAGTTGACTACCATAATCTATTGTCTTTTCTTTTACTCTTTCCCCATCTTGAATTGTTCCGTGATTCTTTACCGACCATTGATATTTGGCTCTATCACTTGTTGCCTTGGCTGGTTCCCTCATAACCCTATCCATATAGAACTTTAACTCCTTTTGGTTTTTAACAAAATGGAATATAAACTCTGTGTTGTTTCTAAACCTTTTCTTTGAACCATTTGGTATTCCATTCATCTTGTGCCAGATGTAGGTATCATAAAACTTTAACTTGGTTTCCTTCTGACTGCGGTATATCAATTCATAGATAAAGGGGTTTCTCAATCCATTAGAACAATTATCGTTAATGTTTAGTATGAAACTACCACTTGGTTTAAGAACTCTGTGTATTTCGTTGAATAGGGGTAATATCCAATCACAATA